AGCAGAGGAAAGTAACCGCATGGAAAACAAAGACAAGTGGCTAAAGGTCGCTAGAGCAATCGCACTAAAGATTGATGGCCCACAGGCTAAAGAGCCAGAGATTAGAACCAACAGCGTTGACTTTGAAGTCAGGGCTGAGGGTGACGGCATGAGCTTCACCGGATACGCATCTGTATTTAACAGCCCATCTGAGGACCTTGGTGGCTTCATTGAGTATGTTGCCCCTGGTGCTTTCAAGCGTTCCCTACAATCTCGCAACGAGGTAAAGCTACTTTGGAACCATGACTCAGGTGAGCCACTAGCTTCCCTAAGAGGTGGGACTATGCAACTGGTCGAGGATTCAAGAGGTCTAAAGGTAACGGCTCAGCTCCCCAATACAACAAGGGGAAGGGATGTGGCTGAATTATTGAGAACCAATGTAATCAACACAATGTCATTCGGTTTCAATGTGATTAGAGATTCTTGGTCAAGCGATGGCAAGACACGCACACTAGAGTCAGTCAGACTTTTCGAAGTAAGCGTGGTAAGTTTTGCCGCCTATCCTTCAACGACTGCTCAGGTTCGCTCAAGCAACCCAACAATCAACCCTGACCAGCTAGCCGATGCCCTGCTAAAGCTTGAGTCAGGCGAGGAACTTGATGAGGCTAACGCTAACCTGATTACCGATGTGGTCAACAAGCTAAAGGCACAGCCTGAGATTGAGGAAGTAATTGACAACGGCCTTGACCTGCTGGACCTCAAAAAGAAACAGTTTGACCTACTACTCAAAAGGATCTAATAATGGCAAGCAAAGATGACATCAAAAAAGCTATCCTAAAAGTTGCTGGCAACCCATCAGTAGGCGTAATCGCTGACATAGCTGATGACCTAGCTAAAGCAGTATGGGAACTAGACAACACAAACTCATACAACCCAGCCAAAGAAGCAAGGGTTGTTGACAGTAAAGAAACCAGATAGAGTTTCTTTAGCCCCAGCTCAACCCCCTTTCTGAGCTGGGGTTTTCTTTTGCCTATAAACTTGTAGCTAACAGTTGAGTGTAAGCACCGCTGTCTGTTGAGTGTCAGCACCGCAGGAAACCCATAATCATCTAATCCGAAAGGAAATCATGTCTGATTTCATTAAGACTCAGATGGAAGCCCGCAACAACCTCATCGCACAGGCTAGAGAAGTTCTAGACATTGCTGAGGCTGAAAAGCGTGGACTTTCTGCTGAGGAAAACACCAAGATTGCTCGTATCGAGGCTGACATTGACCAGGCCGACACAGCTATCGAAACCGCTCGCAAGCTAGCAGATCGCGAAGCTCGCGCATCTGAAGCAGCAGCTTCATTTGTACCATCAGCTCCAACAGCTCAGAACTCTGACGCTGACATTCTTCGCTCAATCGCTTCTGGCGAAATGCGTGGATTTGAGTTCGGTCGCGAGGCTCGTACTCTAGTACCAAGTGCAAATACGGTTGGGCAATCTTTTTTCGACCAGGTATTTGAAATCGCTCAGCTAGTTGGCCCAATGCTAACTGTTTCTGAGGTTTTCAACACCACCTCTGGCGAAAACCTAGTAATCCCGACTGTTACCGCTACCTCATCCTCTGGATCAGTAGCAGCTGCTGGAACTATCTCTGAGAGCAACCCAACATTCTCATCCATCACTCTTGGTGCTGAGAAGTACGGCGCGCTTGTACAGGTAGCTCAGGAACTAGTAACTGACGCCGGATTTAACATTTCCAGCTACATCGCTCAACAGCTCGGTACCTCTCTGGGTCTACAGGCAAACTCCGTTCTAACCACAAAGCTATCCGCAGCCGCTGGCTCAGTAGTAACTGGTGGAACTGGTGTTGCTGGAGCAGCTTCATACGAGAACCTAATTGACCTTGTTTACGGAATCGCCGATGGCGCTCGCGTACTTCCAGGCCTAGGCTTCCAGATGAGCAAGTCAGGTATCGCAGCAGCTCGCAAGCTAAAGGATGGTGCAGGTAACTACATCTGGACCAACTCAGCAGTTCCAGGTCAGCCAGCAACCTTGCTAGGCTACCCAGTTTACGAGAACCCAAATGTTGCAGCAGTTGCAACTGGAGCAAAGTCGGTCCTATTCGGACACCTACCAAGCTTCAAGGTTCGCGTTGCTGGTGGAATCCGCGTTGACCAGTCAGCTGACTTCGCGTTCAACACAGACACAGTCACCTACCGAGGCCTAATCCGTCTTGATGGTGGACTAACCCACGCATCACACATAGGATTTTTTAAAGGAGGGGCGAGCTAGTCGCTCGTTTCCAACTGGAAATCCAAGGAACCCCTCAGTGCTTAGGCTCTGGGGGGTTTCCTTTTGCCTTAAATAAACGCCATTCAATAATTGTTAAATCTCTTTTAGAGCTGTTACAAGTCTTACAAGCTGGAACAAGATTGCCAATAGAGTCAGCTCCACCTCTGGCAATAGCAACAACATGGTCAACAGTTATTTTGTCATGTGATCCACAATAAAAGCATGGCCCTTGGCTTAGCTTGACTAGCTCTTTTCTACTTATGGCAAATACGCCATTAGCTTTCCGCCTGGCATTTCTACGGCGAGTGTTTGCTGCTATCGCTTCTTTGTTTCTTTTTTTAGAAATACTTTGATACTGCTTGAACTTTTGAGGATTAGCTTTTTGCCAAGCAACCACATTAGCTTTTCTTAGCTCAGAATTTCGAGCATAGTTATCGTGCTGTTCTTGCTTAATTTTTTGTGAGTGCCTTTTTCGGTAGCTTGCTCTAGCTTGTCGGCGACACTCTAGGCATTGAGAATAAAAGCCATCAAAGGTTTTTCGATGTATGCCAAACTCAGATGTTGGCTTCACTTGCTTGCACTTGCTACAAGCCTTATACTCGGTCATAGTGGACTCCTTGTAAGTCTGCTCATGCCCCTGGATGTTTGTGCATCGCAGGGGTCTTTTTCTAGCTTACCAGCTACCAAGTAAACTAAAGGGGATGGGGGTCACAGAGCGTAGGACTGTGGCCCCTGTCTTTTTTTGCTAAGGTTTACCTATGCCTACGAATAAAGAGAAACTGGCTGGCGCTGTAAGTGTCTGGTCAAATAGCTACAATGCTCCAACCGGATACGGACAACAAGCCACGATGCTAGTTGACCGACTCAAGCGTTCAGGGCTTGATGTTGCCATGCTGTCCAACTATGGACTTGAGGGAATCCCCAGCACAATCAAGACCCCTTACGGCAAAGTGCCACATTACCCAAGAGGGTTAGACCTCTACTCAAACGATTCTGGTCCAGTAGATCACAAGACCTTCATCTCCCAGCATGACAAGCCCAACCTATTCATTAGCCTTTACGATGTCTGGGTTATGCAAGCTAAAGGTTATGACGACTTTCCAATCGCAGCTTGGACACCGCTAGACCATGTGACCTTGCCACCAAAGGTCGAGAAGTTTCTACGCAAAGAGAATGTGACCCCAATCGCGATGTCACCTCATGGCGTTAGACAACTAACCGAAAAGGGTATTGAGTGTGAGTATGTACCTCACGCCATAGACACAAAGGTTTACAAACCAACAACCCAAATCGGCAGACATGAGATAAACGCCTACATGGGATTAGAGCCTGACCAGTTTGTAGTTGGCGTAGTGGCAGCTAACAAGGCTTCAGGTCTAGTACACCGCAAAGCCTATGGCGAGCTAATCCTTGCCTTTAGCTTGTTTGCTAAGGCTCACCCAGATGCTGTCTTGTATCTCCACACAGATGCCATTGGCCCTGCTGGTGGCTGGAACTTGCTTAACATCCTAAACTCGGTTGGCGTAAAGAAAGAACAGGTCATCTTTCCAAACCCTAACGATTACAGATTCGGACTTTCTCAGCCTGACCTTGCTGCTCTGTACACTCGCATGGATGTCATGTTGGCACCTAGCTTAGGTGAGGGCTTTGGCGTTCCAACAGTAGAGGCACAAGCCTGTGGCACTAGGGTAATCGGATCTAATTGGGCAGCAACACCTGACCTAGTAAGCCCTGACTCTTGGCTCACCGATGGACAGCTAAGTTGGGATGCCGGTCAAGATGCTTGGTGGATGACCCCGAATGTATCTAGCTTGGTAAACGCGCTAGAGGAATCTTACAAAGCTGAGCGTGGCACTTCACAGGTAGCCATAGACTTTGCCAGCCAGTTCGATGTTGAGAAGGTCTGGGATACTTACTGGATGCCAATACTAAAGAAGTTGCTTAGATAACCTTGCTAGTCGAGGTGCTGATGTACGCTGGCGAGCGCGACATGCTCGAAGCAAGAATGAAAACCCTTGATACTGACCTGACCATTGTGGTCGAGGGAACTAAGACCTTTACAGGTATATCTAGAACTTACGGCAAGCCAAAGCTACCTAAAGAGCTAGAGAGCAAGATAATCTATCTGCCCTTTGACAAGCAACCTGGTGGTAACGCTTGGGAGAATGAGTACGCTCAACGCCGAGCAGGGTTTGTATTACTTGAAGCGCTAGAGCTAGCCGATGATACTGTTGTCGGTTTGTTTGATGTTGATGAGATACCTTGCCCAACAAGAATTAGAGAAACAACTCAGATAAGCGCTTGGAACATGGCAAAGTATCAGCTAAGCGTCAGATGGTATCAACAGCATGAGCTGACAGGCGTATCTGGCTTGCTAGGTCAGTTGCGTGGCAAGGATGTTTCAGACCTAAGGAATAGGCGAGGCAGTCTGCCAACAATCAATGCTGGCTGGCACTTGTCATCTTTTATGGATGAGGAACGGCTAAAGGCTAAGTGGTCAGGCTTTTCACATCAAGAGCTAGTCAGACCAAACATGGGTGAGTGGGTATCAGAGTGCTGGCATCAAGGTAAGGCTGTTGAGAACGGCGTGCCGATGCTAGAGCAGGAAGGCTTTGGCGACATCCCAGAAGCAATCCTGCAAGGACCTGATTACTGGCTAAGGGGTCGCAATGCTTGAGAATCTAATAGTGCCGGTGCTAAATCGGTATGACCTGCTCCAGAGGATGCTAGACAGCGTTGATGTGCCAGTTGAACACTTGCTAGTCATAGACAACGGCGAAGGGGCAGACATTGGCTTTAGTGACAGGTTTGCCAATGTAACAGTCCTAGCAATGCCAGCCAATCAAGGCGTGGCAGGATCGTGGAACTTAGGCATCAAGTGTTTCCCTTACGCTCAGCGCTGGTTTATAGTTTCTAACGATGTGGTCTTTGAGCCAGGCGCACTAGAGATGCTTGCACAGGCTCGCAGGGATGAGATAACCCTCACAGGCGATGCACCGCATTGGCAAGCCTTTGCGCTAGGTGATGAGGCTGTAAACGACATCGGGCTATTTGATGAGTCGCTATTCCCTGCCTACTTTGAGGACAATGACTACATGAGGCGCGCTGAGTTTGTAGGGGTAAACATCCGCAGACTTGACCTAAAGCTCAGACATGACAACAGCTCAACTATCAAGGCTGGGTATGAGGACAAGAACGCTCAGACTTACTTTAGAAACGAGAAACATTATCGGTCTAAGATTGAGAGTAATGACTACACCGCTGGTGGCTGGTCACTAGAAATCAGGCGAGCTAACGGCTGGGAGTAAGCCCTGAGTGTATCCTTTTGACAGGATAGAATAGAGAACATTATGGCAATCACCCAAGGCTACGCCTCATTAGCGCAAGTTAAAAGCGCACTCAGAATCACAGACTCCGTTGATGACACTCTACTAGAGATGGCTATCGAGTCTGGCTCAAGAGCCATTGACGGATACACCAACCGCAGTTTTTCTAATAGTGGAACAGCTACCAGAATCTTTACTCCTAACGATTACCTAATCACCGAGATTGATGATCTAATTACCTTGACCGAGTTGAAAACAAAGTCAGATGATGACGGAAGCTTTGACCAGACTTGGACCGCTAACGACTATCAGCTTGAGCCACTAAACGGCAGAGTTGACGGCTTGCCTACCTCTTACACACACATCCGCGCTGTTGGCGATTACTTGTTTACCCAATGGGAAGGTGAAGCAACTGTACAGGTCACCGGCACTTGGGGTTGGGCAGCAGTTCCAATCGCAGTCACCCAAGCCTGTGTCATCCAGTCCAGCAGAATCTACAAGCGACTAGATAGCCCACTCGGTGTGGCAGGTATCTCGGACATAGGAATCATGCGAGTAAGCAACAGGCTTGACCCTGATGTCGCTCAGCTAGTAGATCCTTACCGCCGAATCAGGTTCGCATAGTGGCAAGCATCACCGCGCTAAGGACCGCTATCGCTACAAACCTTGGCACCATTACTGGCCTAAGAACTAGCCCAGAGATGCCAGACAATCCCAACCCACCGATTGCCCTAGTCAGGCCAACAAGCATTGACTACAACCAGGCGTTCGCCAAGGGCATGACCCAGTACAGCTTTGCTGTCGTTGTCATTGTCGGTAGGGCTGATGAAAGAACTGCTCAAAGAACACTCGATGCCTACTGCTCAAGCACAGGGTCCTCAAGTATCAAGAACGCA